AAGGAAAATTTAATTATTTTTAACTTGCTTTAATGGTAAATAGTCCAATTGTTTTTTAAAGATAATTACCTTTTTTCCTTGCATTATGCGAGATAGTTTCGTTAACAATTTAAGTTCCAATGATCCAAAAAAATAATTTTTGCATTTAGACAAAAGGCTCCAATTAAATATTACTACTCTATATATAAATATCTTTGATTTCTCATTGTTTTGTTGTATGATGATTTAGGTCGCACTTTATGAGCGTTTTACTGAGAGGAAAAGCCGTAAACATAGCCCAGAAAGCCATAAAAACTTTTTTTAATGTAAATGTATGAATGGTTAGAATAATGCTAAATAGATAGGGTTTAGAGCGTTTAAAGGGTATTCTAGATAATTACCTAAATAATTGAATTAACTGTCATTAATTCAGCTAAAAAACTGTAGTTTTTTCTTCTTACATATATAAGGTGTAAATATTTTGTTACATATTTAACAAATAATTGTTGCATTTAATTCTAGTAATACCTAAGATTTATCAACATTAATCAACGCCCTCGGGGCATTAGGAGAACAAATGAAAACAATAAAAGAAGCAACTCAGTTAATAGAGTTAGGTATTAAAAGTATGGGAGCAGATCAACACCTTACAGATCAAATAAAAGCAGACGTATTAAAAGCAGATCAGCAAGGGCAATGCAATTTTACTAAGGCACTTGATAAGCTTCTAAAAGATAAAGACGAAAATAAACAAAAAGAGGTCAGAAGCTTCTTAAGGACTAAACTCCAAACCTTAATTAAAGCGAAATCCACTCAAAAAAGTTTATTAGGTGATAAGGTTAAAAATTTCAGCGTAACAATTAGAAAGGTAAATAAGCCAATGATTGAGAACGCTGAAAATATTTTTTGTAGTGTTACAAATGGACAGCCTTTAGAGTTTAATGAGACAGATGAAAAATCTGTAAGGGTTGTACTAGTCTCGAAAGAAGAGACAGAAAAAAAGGGATTTTTAGAACAGTTGGAAAAATTAATTGAAAAGAATGATAAGACTTTCAATCATGTTTTAAAAATAGCTTTAGAACAATGTGGATACGATCCAAAGGAAATAACTTTAAAAGATGGAGATTTTATAATTACTGAATAAATCTCTCCATATATTAAACCCTTTGAGCCGAGTCATTTACTCGGCTTTTTGGGTGCAAGGAGAAATAAATGAAATACTCAGAAATAATTCAAACAAAAGAATATAAACAAGATTGGAATTGTTGCACAGTTGTTGCTTCTTCAGTCATATTTAATAAGCCATTCGGAGAAATACAAAAATTTTACGATCAGCACGGCAGAAAGAGAAAACAAGGTTATTCAGGTTGGAGAGAAGCCATAATAGAATTATGCGAAAAATATAATTACACTTATAAAGCTTATGCCGTTAAATACAATTATAAAAATGGGTACGAAGTAAGACAGACAAAAGGCAACGGATCATATATAGAAAACAATGCAGAAGTGTTGTGTAAATTGAAAACAAAAAACAGTTTAAACATTTCAAATTTTAATCAGTACTTACCAAAGGGTGATTACATAATGGGTTTTAATGGGTCAATTTGCCATGTTGGAGCTGTTAAAAATGGAATAGTGGAAGATTGGACAGATGGCAGAAGATACGTGATCTGTTCATTATTTAAGATAGAGAAAAATGAAAATGTTAAATGTTTAACAAAATCATTATTAAAAGATTTTGAATCATTCGGATTCTAATTAAAACGAAAGGAGAAAACATGATAAAACAAGTAGACAAATACATTGTACAATTAAACGGCTTTGATTTATTTGTGCATTTACAACAGAAACACAATTGGAGCGATAAAAAAACCTTTGATTTTATGCGAGAGAATAATCAAGATGTTTCATTTTATGCTGAATTTGAAAGAGTTAAAAAAGAGCATTTAAAAAAGGAACAGTTGAAAAGACAGATTATGATAAATAAGTATTCTATTAATGATCCTGAAGTAATTGCCGTAAGTCAATCGGCAGAGGTAACACCAGAGGAAGCAATCGAATTAATTATTGATGAAGATTGGATCTGCTTAACAGATGAAGAAGCAGACGAAACGGCTGAAGATTATATTTTGGGGTCATTATGGGCATTTAATCCATCTTTTTTATCTGCTCATAGTGATATAGACGAAAGCGTTTTTGAGTTATTACAAGAAAAATGCGAAGATTCAAACGATGCAATTTTAACAATGATTAAAGATGTAACAGGGTTTATTTATGATGCAATAAGTTCAGATGGAAGAGGGCATTTTATAAGCCATTACGATGGGGAAGAACACGAACACAAAATAAATAACGAGTGGTATTATTGCTATAGAATAAATTAGGCTAACTGAAGAGGGTTTTATATCCGAAACGGCAATTTAGGTTGCCGTCTTAGTCAAAAAATTTGTTAAACGTTTAACAAAAAAAGGTAAACAATGAAACACGCATTAAAAACAATCAAAGCAATTAGAGGAGTGTCAGATTATTTTATTGGTTGGGTTGCCCTTGTGTCAATTCAGCAACTTATAAAATCAAAGGTTGAAAATAAAAATGATCGGATACATTTAATTGATGGCAACGCTGATAATTATTTAGAATTAAATGATTTTTTGGAAAGAAATCAACATTTACCAAAAGATCACGAATTAAGAACTTTAATAAATACAGCTATTAAACTTTTAAAATATGGGAGTTAAAATGTTAATTACTATCATTGAATTATTATTTATGACGTTAGGATTTTTATTGTTTAGATATATAGGTTTAAAATTNTTTGGAGGTGACAAATGAACAAAATAAGAATAGACAAAGACTGTCAATTTTTAAAAGACCTTGACTCAATGCCACATAGCAATAAGTTTTATAATGGGGTGTCGTTGGGAGTTTATAATTTAATAACTACTAAAGGTACCTTAAAACTTTGGGTTAAAGGTATTAAGCCAAATAGAAATTTTAAATTGATGGATGTTAAATTATATTTTGGTATAAATGGCAACGCCAAAACATTGCTTTATAAATTAGAGACTATTTCACAAATTATAAAAGGAGATATATAAAATGAAATATTTTAGTAACTGTAATCATTGTAGCGATTTAATAATTTTAAATGAATTTAAGGTAGATAAAAAAGTTTATAAAAAATCTGCTTTTATAGTGTATGATAAATTAAAAAAAATGTATTGTAGTTTATTATGCAAACTCAGAGGTGAAATATAACTTGACTTTTATATTTAGTCTATATAATTTCAAATTAACTAGAGGAGATAAATAATGAAAAATAACAATGAATATAATTTTGTATATTATTTAATTAGAGATGTATTTAGATATACAGAGTTAAAAAAACTAAGAAAATTTATTAATGAGATTCTTGAGGATAAAAAACAAGGGGGTTACGTTGACTAGCTTTATACTTACAATTATATTAGGTTTTATATTTTGCCTACCTATTTTATGGGTAGCAAAACTTAAAACAGAACTAAACATCACTAACTATAAGCTAGATTTTTATAGAGATAGAGCAGTAAGTCTCAATAAACTCTACGCTTTTAAAAACAGAGGTAAATAATAATGAAAGTAAAAGAACTAATTAAAAAACTAGAACAAATAAAAGATAAGACATTACCTATTAGGGTTCAATCAGATGATATGGAAGTAAATATTTATCTTGAAGATAATCAATGGGTTAATGATGTAGAACTTCATAATGCAGGTGATAGTGGTTATGAGATTAAAGGTGAAGTAACCCTATTAACAAGCGTATAAATAGAGGAGAGGTGATGAATAGATCAGAATGCTGTGGAGCAGAAAAATATGGAGACTATGATATTTGTCTTGAATGTGGGGAACACTCCGATTTTTGGAATGAAGAAGAAGAGGAGAACGATCAATGCAATTAGAGATTAAAGAGATAGATAGGATCATAGAGAGTTATAATCTACAATCTATGTATTTTATAACTGACTCATTTCAGTTGAGAGGTCAATATATTGCAGAGGATGACGTTATTATATTGAACCCCAAACAAACTAAAAAAGAATTTATTATAACATTGTTGCATGAGATATGTCATGCCCTAGATCGTAAAAGATTGGGGTTAAAGAAGTATCTCAAGAAATACAACCAAGCAAGTCAAATGGCTCTGCACAATGGATTGGATTTTCACGATGATAATAAATGGGAACAACGAGCAGAGAAATTTGCTCATAACGAATACAAAAGGAGAAGTGATGTATAAAAAATCTCAAGGGTTTGAGTTTGATGCAAAAAAAGCAGATGAAGATATTTTTTTCTGTACATCTTGCAAAAAGTGTTGGGAGTTTTACACTTTCAATACTAGATTTTACGATGAAGGTAGCTACTCGTACTATGAAAACTTTCCTAGCTATGGAAAGAAAAAAGTTACTTGTGCTAAATGTGAAGGTAAAAAGATAGAGCGTAAAAAAAGACAAGGCTTTAATCTTAATTTTATTATAGAATAATTTGTTAAATGTTTAACAAAAAGGAGAAAAAACAATGTCTAAAGAACATAAAAAAGAAAATAAATTGTACCAAAAAGATTGTGACAATTTATTTGATTTAATTGAAGATGCTTTACTAGAGTGGTACAAGGTCAATCATGACGATGAATTTGGGTCTACTGAAATATGCATACCAGTAGTTTTTAACAGATTTCTTGTAAGTCATTTTGTTCATCACTTTGAGATAAGTGAGGAGTCTATTAATCACTATTTACAGATGTTTAAAGATCAAATTTATAATTACGTTGAAGAAGATTCTAAACGTATTCAGAGAGAAAAAAATACTATGCCACTAACACAACAAGCCCTAGCTTAAAAGGAGAAAATATGAGCTATTATAATACAACAAACCTAAAAGGAGATGAATTAAAAACATCTCAGAAAAAAATAATAAGTCAAGAACAAAAGATATTAGAGATATTTAAGAATCATCAAATACCTTTAAGCCCTACTGATATTTACAGCGATTTTTTTAAATCAGTAAATGCTCCTATAACTTCAATTAGAAGAGCATTATCAAACTTAACAAAAGATGGAAAGTTGGAAAAGACAAGTAAGAAGAAATTTGGTATGTATGGAAAGCCTGAGCATTGTTGGAAGCTGAAATAAAATGCTACGAATGAATCGAGAAAAGAACAACATTAAGACATTTATAAAAAAGGAATGTGCTAATTATAATACTGGCTATCAATGTGATGGTATTATGATGGATAGAAAATTGCACCAATGGATAAATATAGATTACGCTAATAAAAAATGTCAAGTTGTTAATGGGAAAAAATGCACCTACTATGATCTTTGTTTAAAACCCTTGCAGGGATCATATTAATTGAGTATATTAAAGGGGTTTTTTTATTACTAATAGGGTGGGTTTATTTATTTAGGCTCACCCTTATAAAAGGAGAACAAATGATTTTTGGCAATTATGGTATGGTACCATCTATATTAAGACACCACCCAAATATAAAAGCTAATTCAAAACTTTTATATTCAGAAATAACAGCAACCATTGAACCAAGTGGTTACTGCACTAAAAATAACAGTTACTTTAGTAAGGTTTTAAACTTGTCCAAGACTAGCATTTCTCAGTTTGTAAAAGAACTTAGAAGGTATGGATTTATAAAAGTTGTTATTGAGAATGAAGAAAATACACTTAAATTTAAAAAGAGATATATATCCCTTACCCCCCATGAGTTTACAGTAGGGGTATTGAAACAAATCCAAGACCCCCATAGTGAGGATTTTAATGGGGTATCCTTAAATAATGCACCTACAGTACCATTAGAGCAGACACCCCCTGTAAACAGCGAACAAGCTATATTATTAGATAATAATATAAGATATATATATACTTCTAATAAGAAGAGTAAAGTATCTTTACATAAGGAGATAACTAATAAACAGTTGGAGTTTATAAAAACAATAGTAAAACATTTTTATAAAACTCAGTCTTTTAAATTTCCAAACATGGTTAAGGATTGGAAAGATGAGTCAGTTATAAATGAATCGGTAAATACAATTTATAATTTGATAGTTAAAGACAAGCACCATCCAGAGGAACTGAAAAATGTTTTGATGTGGGCATTGGAAGATAGCTTTTGGCATAGTAATATTTTTTCAATCGAGGCATTGAGAAAAAAATCTAGAAATGGAGTTACTAAGTATAATAACATTTTAAACGCTTACAAAAACCAATAGGAGATATAATGACATTTGAGGAGAAAGGCATTTACATTACAGATACTTCAGGCGAAGTAAAGACACAATGTCCAAAGTGTTCAACCAGTAGAAAAAAATCATCTGATCCATGTTTAGCAGTAAACATTGATGAAGGGATTTGGTTCTGTCACCATTGTGGTTGGAAGGGTTCGTTAAAAAATGTTAAACATTTAACAAAAAGAGAGGTTGTACCGATGCCAACATTACCATCACCACCTAAAACAGAAATACCTGAGAATGTTTATGAGTGGTTTAAGGATCGCAAGATAAGTGAACAAACAGTAGATGCAGAAAAAATAGGTTACGATAATAGATGGATTCACTTCCCATTTTACAAAGATGGGGAAGTAGTAAATATAAAATCAAGAACTGGAGACAAGAAGTTCAGACAATCAAAGAATGCTGAAAAGTGTTTTTATAGATTTGACAATATGAAGGGAATGGAAACTATTATTATAACTGAAGGGGAAATGGATGCCTTATCTTTGGTTGAATGTGGATTTATGAATGTGGTGTCTGTTCCTGATGGTGCTCCTGCTGAGGGTAGTAAACCAAGTGATAAAAAGTTTAGTTATTTATTATCAGCAGAGGAACATCTGATGAACGCTGAAACTGTCATATTATGTACAGATTCTGATGGGGCAGGTAAACACCTAAGAGATGAATTATCTAGGCGTATAGGGCGTGAAAAATGCTTTAGAGTGACATATCCTGAAGGATGCAAGGATGTCAATGAAGTGCTGATGCAATACGGAGAGGATAAGGTTCAAGAGATAGTTAGTAATGCCCACCCTTACCCTATTGATGGCGTTGTTATGGTGCAAGATGTTGAAGATGATGCTATTGATTTATTATTAAAGCCTGATGTTAAAGGTTTATCTACTGGATGGTCAGCAGTAGATCAGCATTATTTAGTTAGTCCTAGTGAACTCACGATTATAACTGGTGTCCCAAATATGGGTAAGTCTGAATGGATGGATGCAGTTATGATAAACATGGTTAAACTTTATGGGTGGAACTTTGGTATATTCTCAGCAGAGAATTTTCCAGTTAAACATCATTTGCTTAAATTGGTTGGTAAGTTTGTTGCTAAGCCATTTTGGGGTGAGGATAGGATGGATGAAAAAACAGCTAGAAGTACAATGAAATTATTAAATGACCATATTAAATTTATAGGTACACAAGAGGACTCTGTAACAATAGAGAACATCATGGATCAAGCTAAGATATTAAATTATAGATATGGATTGCAGGGATTGGTTGTTGATCCGTGGAATACATTAGAGCATAAGTTTGGAGATGGAGAGAATGAGACTTTATATGTATCGAGGGTACTTTCGCAACTGAGTGCATTTGCAAAGATGAATGAGATGCACATTTGGATTGTAGCACATCCAAGAAAAATGGAGAATGGAGTAGATAGAAAACCAGTAGTGCCAACCCCTTACGATATTGCAGGATCAGCTAACTGGTATAATAAAGCAGATAACGCTATAACTGTACATAGACATAGAAGTGAAAGTGAGGATTACGCAGGTATCCACGTTCAAAAGATTAGGTTTCAGTATAAGAATGGTAAACCTACAAATAATGAACCTGCTAAATTAAAGTATGACGTAAGAAGAGGAGTATATGAGGACTACATTGAAGAATTTAAAGAAAATCTTTTTAACTAGGTTGAAAGAGGTTGATGATGATAGGGTTAATGATCAAAGCATGGATCGTGGATTGAGACACCTAAGAAAAAGAAACTGGGAAGAATTTGACAAGATATGGGTCAAATATAATAAAAATCAAGCTACCTACAAAGAATGGGATAGATCATTAGAAAGATGGCTGAGATCGGAGGAATTATGAAAAAACCATTAATGACTATTGGATTGGAAGAAATTACTAAAGAGGAATGGTTAGGGAGATTAATGACTTGTAGTGAAAATGGTAAAAGAGCAACAAGTTTGGCTGATGCACCATTGATAGTAATGACTAGAAAACAGTCATTTGATAAGCAAGGATTAGATGATGAATCTATTAATACATTATATGAGGAAACTATTAAAAAATTATATAAGGAGAAAGCATGAAAGTTAAAAGGTATATAGTAACTCCTGATAAACATTTTCCTATGGCTGATATGAAAGCTATAAGTGTTGTTTGTCAGGCTATTGAGATCATACAGCCTGATGGTTATATTGATCTTGGAGATACTGGAGAGTGGGAGTCAGTATCTCATTGGCAATGGAAGAAAAAGAAAAGACCACCACTAGAATATCAATTACCATTTGTTACGAAAGAAATAGAGGAAGTTAATAAAGGAATGGATATAATTGATGAATCACTTGATAAAGCAAACGTAAAGGAGAGACATTTTGTTGAAGGTAACCATGAAGATTGGCTTAATAGATTTGTTGAAGAAAACCCCTACCTTGCTAAGGATTTTTTGGTTAAAAATGCTATTAAATTGGGAGATCGTGGTTATAAATATCACAAGCTGGGTAAGATGCTCAAGATTGGCAAACTCAACTTTTATCATGGACATCATTTCGCTGGGATTAGTCATACTCGTAACCACCTCCTTCGTCTTGGTGGTAATGTTATGTATGGACATCATCACGACATACAACAATCTTCCGTTACCCATATTGATGGGGTCAAGTCAGCTTGGTCTATAGGTTGCTTAAAAGATATGAGTGCAGAATCAAATGCTTGGTTAGGCAACAGGCAACATAACTGGCAACACGCTTTTGCTATTGTTGATTTTTACCATTCAGGATTTTTTACAGTTCACATGGTACAGATAGTAGATGGTAAAACATCTTTATGGGGTGAATTAATTAAAGGTTAGACTTGATTTATATTATCGTAGTATATTATATTCAAACATAAGGAGAACGTATGAAATTAAAATATTGGAACACTCAACAAGAAATAACACAAGGGAAATTTAGAGTAGAGTTTCCAGAAGAACTAAGTCAAGANGAGATTGATGCTATTAGAATGATGGTNGTAAAGCTATTNGAACGTAATAACTGTAAGGTTGTTCCAGTTGAATAGGCAAGATGTATATATGGCTACGATTTGTTGGGGTGGATATACTGATGATGATGGTAGATATTTTGAGAATACAGAGGGAGAACAAACAGTAGTTAGGCATAGCATTGATGATCTACTTGAAGGAGTAAGTGAGTATCTTGATCTTTTTAAAGGTCGTGATCCATATTTAGAATGTGCATCTATGGAAACGTATGAAGATCACAATGTAGATAAATGGAGAGATATTACAGAATCAGTTAAAACCATATTAAAAACAAAGGAAAATAATGGAAAATAAAGATTCATTTAAGTTATCGAAGGATGCAGATAATGTCGTAGAATTATTATACGATCAGCCAAAGCAAGGTCAAAATGCCTATGGTGCTTGGTATCTGTATGGAGTAAATAAAGAAGGTCAGGAAACTAGCTTTTTTGCAACAGAAAACCTACATAAAAAACTTAGTACATTTGGTAAGGGTGCTACAGTTAATATTAGAAAAGATGAGTACGCTCCTAATAAGTTTGCATGGAACGTAATACCTCAAGGGAATACTCAGCCTAAACCTATGGTTTCTTCTTCAAATAATACAATAGATAATAGGACTCACGATATACATAAGCAGGTATGTTTGAAGTTAGCTTTGAGCTTAGTTGATAAGAAAAATACAACATTAACTACTGGGGATTTGGTGGTCGTAGAAGCTAATATGATGAATTTACTTAATATATTAGAAGGTAAGTCAGCATCCGAAACCACAGAGGATGAACCCCCATTCTAAACCTCTGTGAAGAAATCATTATCAAAGAAACTAGATAAGCTATGGGCAGACAAAATAAAAGAATATGGGATGTGCGAAAATTGTCACAAGACAAAACCTCTAAATGCACATCATTTTTACTCACGATCCATACGTTCTGTTCGTTGGGATATTGATAATGGTTTTTGCCTCTGTGTTGGGTGTCATGTGTTCTCCTCAAGTTTCTCTGCTCACAAAACTCCTGCCGAGTTTGTTGAGTGGGCAGTTGAAAAGCGTGGCACCCAATGGTATGAAACTGTGAAAGAAAGAAAGAATACAATTATTAAGTTTACAGACAATGACTATGAGGAGATAGCATTGAAACTCAAACAGAAAACATTTGACTTTTAGGTAGGTATCTAACTATATTCATATAACAAGGAGAGCGAATATGAAAGACTTACAAAAAATAAAAAATAAGGTAACTAGCATTTGGAGTTATACAGAATTAGAAACTGGAGATTTTTCAAGGTCTGGTTTGCAAAAACATATTAATGAAATAAGTAATATAGTTAATGATGTGTTAGGAGATTTAGAAGAATTACAAAACTGTTCATTATGTAGCTATGAAGTTTGTGACTCATGTTCAGATGGATTAGCAGAAGGACTGAATAGTTAATTGAGAATTGCCCCAATAATCAATAATCAAACCTGTGAGCGAAACAATAAGCAATCAGGATGTGAATGTATAGTAGTTGATAGTGAAAAAGTTATTGACAAATGTAATGTTAAGGTTGGCACTAAAACAGAACTGGGGCAAAATATTAGTGGCGATAGGGAACATTAGAGGTAAGTTAGTATCTCGACCTTCCCTATCTATGCTAATTTTGTTAAACATTTAACAAAAATAAAGGAGAAAATGTGATATTACACTACTTTACAGAGATATTACAGACACAAGCATTTGATGTTTTGTTGTCTAATTTTTTTTGGGTATGCTTGTGGGGATTGATGACATGGAGATTACATACATTAGAAAAAAGAATCAGAGAATATTTAAACTATACAATGGAGGAGAAGTAAAATGAAAAAATATACACTAAAAAGTAATAGCTTAGGATTAGTTAAATTGCCTGTTGAGATATGGCAAGAGGCAGGTTGGAGCCTTAATGACGAAGTGGATATTTTTGTTAGTAAGATGTACAATAGCAAAGATCAGTCATGGTCTTATATAAGCATTGAAAGAGTTAAAGATTTAGAAAGATATGATGAAGATTATAAAGAACATTTGGAGTCTGATAGTGATAATGTTTGATATTGCAGAATGGGTAGTAACATTTTTTTTCTTTAGCCTCAGTACGCTTTTATTTTCAATAGCTTTATTAATTGCTTTTCATGTTTTTTTACAGATTATAGAGAGGTTTCAGTATGAAAGTTAGTCACTTTATGAGGTGGGCAAAGTCTATGCAAGATGAAGAGAATAGGCTTATGCTAGTCAAGGGCGAAGAATATACAGTCTCAGATGAGGATAAGTTTAAAAATTTTAAGAGTATTGGAGATAGGATGAATTTAAGAGCAGAACAAGTAGCTCTTATTTATTTATTAAAGCACATGGATTCAATTAGAAACTTTGTGTTAAATGGCAAGGAAGTATCAGAGGAACCTATAGTTGGTAGAATACAGGATGCACGGAATTATTTATTATTGTTAGGTGGTATAATTGAAGAAAGCAAAAGCAAAGGAAAAAAGAAGTAAATTTGGTTCTATACAATGGGTAATTGATGCCCTTGAAAGTAATGTTATAGAAACTAGATTTAGAGAAAATCATAAAACAGATGAGATCAGAGCAGATGAAGATTTGTGGTGGTGTCCAGAGTGCCGTAAGAAATGGAATATGTTTGAAGGTGAACTTTGGAAATCCTCTGATATGAAACTATGGGATGCTAAAATATGTCCAGACTGCGATTTGCTTGTAAAATAGAAAAAGGTAAGATGTCCTTATTGAATAGGACTGAATTTGATAATGCTATATCTAAATTGCAAGGTGAGTATTATATCGAGCTAAAAGAAACAGGTGTACGCTCTGCTCAACAAAATAATTACTACTGGAAGATTGTAGGTATATTGGGTGAAGAGCTAGGATATACTGAACAAGAAATGCACGCCACTATTAAAAATCATTTTAATGTAGAAAGTACCAAGACATTATCAACAAAAGAATTTTCAGTATTTATAGAACGTATAATCAGGTGGAGTGCTGTAGATATGAATATAGTTATACCTGATCCTAAAACTCTTCTTTAATCTTAAGTTTCATATTAAATACGTCTGGAGCAACTTGACTCATATCAAGCTTATTTTGGTCAAATCTTGCAAAGATATGCTCACTTTCTGCACTATCTCCAGTTGATCCATTATCTGCACTAAATATAAATGGTCTGTGATTTCCATCTATTATATTCCATACATCACTAATAAAGTTGCTATCTCCATGTTGTACTGTATGATATTCATCAGGCATAACATCTGTACTGTTTAAGTAAGAAAAACTCATATCGTATTGTATCTTGCCACCATGTATATTATATTTATTAGAAGCAGTTGCAAATGGACTTTTAGATGTGCTTGTCGCTGTCCTTCCTAAGTTAATCATGTGTCCATATTTTTGACCACCTAAAGACTCGGTTATTTTATTATTATCATACGCTATAGTTCTTTTAACATTTAAATCTGGGGAATTAGGCATATCATAATATTTACCTACTATAATAGAACCCACCTTTAGAGATGTGCTACTAAAATTTGGTTGAACACCTTCAAACTGAATACCCCAGTATCGTAAATGGCTTTCTGAAAAAGTAAATATTGTACTCCCATCTGTTGCTGGGTTTATAATATTTGATGAAATTGTGTCTGCATTTACAATTTCTCCCCCTGAACAATCTATAGCAGTTGCACTTCCAAAATCAGCTTCCTCTACATGAGATTTTGTATCTGATGCTGATACTCTAATTTTTCCAGTACATGATGTCAGGTTATGATTCAATATAGCAACAAAATTAATTCTTGAATCTCCAAGCATATCTAATGTAATTACTACATGATCAGCTTTTTCTGTAGCAGTTCTTGATGTATTGAAAGTCACTTGATTTAAAGGTCTTAAATCAAATAAATCCATTTCAGAACCACCTCCATCTGTGATTCCAACTAAATTGTTTCCACTATTAGTTGCCTGAATATCATAGTTTCCATTTTGAGCTACTCCCCTTGTTATATTGTATGAAATTAAATCTGTATAAAATCTTGGTGTTCTTATATTCATATTTGCCATTATAAGCTCCTAGCTTGTATTGAAAGTTTACCAAGTGATCTTGATGTACTTGTTATTATAAATTTTAATCCATCCCAGTCATCTGAGTTAAATCCTATTGGTGTTTCTGGATACATATTATTTTCATCAAATTCAATTATTGATCCTACTTCTATTGGATTTAATGATGAATCTACCCACTTTGCAGGATTTATAATATCACAACTTATCTTTAAGTATAAATCTCCAAATAGTTTATGCCTATAACCTGCGAATGATGCATTTCTATTGTCATTTGTAGGATCAGTATCACCTATAGCACCAACTAACATATCTAAATTTATAGTTTCAATATTTTCTTTATCTGCGATGTTATAGTTTTTTCTTGATGTAGAATTTAATGCTGTAACATTTTCTTGATACTCTCCTCTTGCTGGGTGTATATTGTAATTAATTACTTGCTTAGTAACTATATCAGCAGGACTAGATGATTGTAAGTTGATTTTTTCTAAATCGTATTTATTTAAAGTTAAATTAGAACTTATAGTATTTGGGATATGAATGTATTGAGGTTGATTAAAGTCGCCTTGCTTGAATCTAAAAATAAAACAACCTTCGTATTGCATTTGTTCTAATACTTTTTTTAATTCAATAGGTTCATGTATCCAATATTTTATATCCCAATCTGAGTACCTATCTGAGTTTAGAGCATTATATCCATCTATATTAGTTGCAGGATTTGTAGCAACATCAATATCACAAAATCTATTTAATAAATCTAAGTGAGCATCATGAATTTCGTTTATTATATTAGTACCATGAGAAGTGCCTCCTGTTATTCCAGCAAAAAGACCATCTGCATTGCAATATAATTTTTTTACTTTTGTCACTCTACTATTATCACTTTTATTTAACCTGTCAATAGCACAGGTAGCTTTAAATCTTATGTCATAAACCCCTAATATATTATGAGCTGTGCCAGAAACAATTCCTGGGATTGTTGTTGTTTGTGCTGAATTAGCTCCTCTACTAAATCTTAGCCTAAATCCTTCTTGAAAACCACCTGTATTACTATAATTTACAGCAAGGTTGTGAGATGCTGTTTGAGCTGATATATTAGCACCGCCTCCAGTTGTGTATGTATCAGTAATGTCAGAAAATGAACCATTGGTTCCAAAACTAATTAATGAGCTTGTATCTGAAGCATCTTTAATAGAAAATGTATTGGCACTTACACCTTCAGTAGCGTTTGTTGTAGCTAAAAATTTTGTATAATCCCATCTTACTTCGCAAGTTAAGCCATGATTGTTAGATGAGCTTGTTTTATCTGGGGGATCATCAAATGTAGGCAAATCAAATAAATTATCTTTATCTACACTAATAGGATTATCAGAGGCATTTGCTGTAATTGCTAACTCTGCTTTAGTGCTACTATCATCATCTGCATCATCATCATCAAAAACATTTCCAACATCAGTTCCAAAAGTTCTTTCTATAGCAAATAAAGGTTTAAATTTAAAATGCCTTTTTAAATGCCATTCTGTTTTTAAAGAAAATCCATTTTCGTAGCTTGATGCTCCATTAGTATCTGAATAATCTAAAGGTATAAATTTATCCAAACCTTCATCATAATACCTAAGCTTTATATCACTAGTTCCTATATCTCTATGCAGTAAACAAGTGTAATAATGACCATAACTATCAACCTCTAAAGGGAACAATGTATTGGGTAAATCAGCTAAATAAGCTGGACTAGCGTATGTACTAGAAACTCCTGTATAATCTCCATATACAATGGGGAAATATCTTTTTGTGGTATTTGTTTGAACTTGAGGAATTGTAAGATTATCCCACGGACGATGACTCACCATAGATACTTTAACTATATTACTTGAAAATGATATATCGCTAATTCTAAAAGATGCTATTTTTGTTTTTGCTTGTCCATTGACCACTACATAAACATTACACTCTCTATTTATATAGTAATGGGTGCTGATTAATTCTTTATATACAGGATTTCCTCTATAAGTAAAATTTGCAAAACTAATAGATATATTACTTGTTTTATTTGTAGAAGTTTTTAAATCTATAGCTTCACGAATAGCTGGCTTATTTGTTATAACTCCATGATAAAATGTTCCATTATCTGTATAATCTGAAAAAGCTAATGGTAAAAAATTATGCCAATAGATTTGTGTATTATCTGAATGTGTTGAGGCAGTAGTTCCTTTTTCACCACGAGTAACTGCTAACGTATCACTATCTGTCAATGCTGTGATTAATAAAACTTCACTCCCAATTTTTATAAAATCTCCAACAGCAAATATAGTTGTATCATCTACGTCTATAGCTGTTGCACTATCACTAACAATAGCTCCTTTAACTAAATTAAGGTTTCCATCTGCTTGTTTTACTGCATCAAATCCACCATCTCCAGAACCTTGTGCATCTCCATTATAAAATCCTAATTCAAAGAGCCAGTTTTCTGTTATATTTGATGCTTTTATTGATGAAGGATATGCCATTATGCTAAGTTTAACCTCGTTGCTTTTTCTATTGCAGGTATAATAGAATCTACTACTGTTTCATCTACAAGTGGTGCTGTTACATTTACTGTAACCCCACCAGTACCACCCTGATTAATTTCATTCATTTGCTCTAGTCCTACTGCTTGTACAGCACTCCTAGACATTACAAATTCACCTTGCTCTGCTTCAATTAATGTTCCGCCCTGAGAATGTCTGCGACCACCAACTAAACCACCTGTTTCATATACTGGCGGTTGTTGAGCCATTATTGCTCCAGCTTGTACAGCTCCAGAAGCTACAGCGTATCCTGCAAACGGCTGTCCAAATGTTTCTGGTGATATTTTTATTGCTCTTTGAACTGCTTCGGCTGTGCTTATGTAAACTTCTCCTAAAGAAGCCATTTTCTCTAAAATAAATATTCTTTTTCTTTGCTCAGCGTATCCTTTTGCAACTTTATCTTCCATAGTTTGTCTTTTTTCAGCACTAGCTTTTTGGTAAGCTTCGGTATCTCTTAGTGATGCTAATTCTTGCTCTACTCGAGAATCTAAATTTGATTTTATTTGATTTGTAACTGCTTTACTAGCCATTACAATTACTTGCATTTTTTTAAGAGAATTTGTATCTGCTATTTCTTCCGCTTTTCTTTTTTCTTGTAATCTTTTTAAATGTTCTTTATGTGCATTTTGCTGACCTTCTGTTCTCATTTGATTTATAAGAGCTTCTCTTTCAAAGTCTGATTGTTCTGTTTCTGCTTTATATGCAAGCCATTCATCATGTCTTAATTTTTGCTCTTCCATTGCCGTCATTTCTTCTTCAGTTCTAGAGGAATTAATAGACATTTCATTATCAAAGATAGCTTGCTGTTCTTTATTTAACTCTGATGTTCTCGTTCTCTGTAGAGACATTAAAAAATCAAATGCTCCCTGCTGTGCTTCATTTCCTTTTTGCAATTGATCTTCTTGTAAAGATTCGTATTCAGTTACAACAACTGCTAGTTGTTTAAAAATATCCTTATTTCTTGCAACTGTGTCTTTTCCGTATTTTTGTTCAAATTCAGCAAATTTTTTCGCCCTATCTGATCTTAGTTTAGTCATTCTATCTCTTTCTTCTTGAGAAAGTTGCATTAATCTTATTTCTTCACTAATAGCTTTTGCTGTTTCAGATTGAAAGTGAAGCATAGACTTAACTGCATTTCCATAATCTTCTATAATTTTCTTAGCTCTTTCCTCTTCTTTTTCTGTTACATTTTCAAGAACTTCCTTATAGTTACTAATTTCAGTTTTTAAATTTTCTATGCTTGTTTGAACATTTGCAAATGCTTGTTTTTGAAGCATCAACTCTTCGTTTAAAAGTTTTAAAGCGTATCCAAATGCAATGATAACTGCACCAATACCAGAACCTATTAATGCTTTTTTAAAATTCATAGTTGCTATTTTGGCTAAAATAACAGCACTTTTATAAGCAATAAATATCTCAGTTGCTGAAGCTATTGTAGCTCCAAATGATATAATTTTTTTATTATCAATGCTTCCAAGTAAGTCTATTAACACCTTAGATGTTTCAATAAAAATAGGCATAAGCTCATCTCCTAATTTTACAGAAACTTCTTCAAACTCTACCCCTAACTGCTGAAAAACCATAGTATTATCTGTTACTTCTTTAGGTAGTCCTTTTAGTTTTTTTCTAGCAGAGTCTAGCGTAGCATTCAAAAATGCTTGTTTTCTTTCTAAGTCTGTTAAGTTATCTACGTTTTTCTTTATTTCAGAAGCGTAGTCTTTGTACGCTTTTTTAGAATCTACAATAATACCTATATTGTCAAGCATTTGACGAGACTGCCTTCCTATACCAGTAACTAATGACTCAACAGATGTTCTTGTATCTTGACCTACTGCATGACCTAATCTTTGAGCCATATCAAACATATTAGCCATTTCATCTGAATTTTTACTTATCCCTAAAATCATAGCATTATTAGCTTGCTGGAATAAATCAAAAGATGTCATCGTGTTATTTGTAGCTTTTTGCAGTTTTTCAATAGCTATAGATGAATTACCAACCCCACCTTGTAATGTAGTAAAAGCTCTAGACATTGATTCTACACGAGATGCAGATTGTACAAATTTATTTAATTGCCTTATACCTAACCCTAAAGCAAAATTTACAAGCAATAACTTTGACCTCAAAACAGAAAAAGCACCACCTGTTTGTCTTGCTGAGTGACCTAATGCTAGTAAACTATTGTTATGTATTGTGTTACTTTTAGTATTTTTATTAGTGGCATTTCTAGAAGAGTTTAAATCTTTTATATATGATCTTGTAGCTTTTCTTAAAATTGCTAATGCAAAAGAATTACCTCTTAAAGCATCTTTATATAAAAACATTGGAGCTTGTAAATCTTTTAAGGTTTTACCTTGATGATTAAGCTCAAGCCTTAACATTCTTATAGAATTTTTACTTTTTTCACTTGAAGATTGAGACTTTTTATTAGAATCAACAATTTTTGCTTGTGTATTTAATAAATTTTTTGTAGCAGTATCTAATTGCTTTATTGCTTTTGTAAGCGTATCGCTATTGCCTTCAAATTTAATTTTTACTATGTTGTCTGCCATCTTTTATTGCCTTTGCTTTTTGTCTTTCTATTAAATTTGTTAATAAAAAACTTTTTTCAACCCATTTTTTAGGTTGTTCTCCATAACTCCCTTTATATGGAGATATTTTAAATTGCCTTGCATACATAAATCTTGATATATCTTGCTGAGCTTTACTATCAATTATCATATTACTACAAGCAAAAAAAGGTAGTTGTGCCATTACCGATTGAGCGATATTGAAACTTCTACCTTTTTTATTTTCTTCTTTGGTTTCGTCTATTATTAGCCGAATAACATCCCAAACTTCATCATTTGATGTAAATGTGCGAGTTGTATATTTTCCCTTGATTAAGACAGGAATTTGAGCTTTATAAGGGTACTCGTGATACATACACCCTTCACATTTTCTATCTATTAAGAAATTAGTTTCAAGAGTAAGGGATTCTACTCCCCCAAGCGTTGATGTTCTTGTATAGCTAATGATAATTCATTTTTTTCATCTTCTGAAAGTGATTTAATAAATTTATCATCAACACCTTCAGCACCTTTGCGAATCCAAGCAGTTCTTGTTTTTGCTAAATTAGAAATAGATACAACTTCATTATTTTCATATTTCATTTGAGGTAGATCATTGCAATAATCAATATCATCAACAGACATTTCTTTTAATTTAATTTCTTTTCCTGTAGATAACTTCATTATGTTAAGTCTATCGTTATTGGAGCATGATCTCCAGTTACTGCCTTCATGGCAACATCTAACATCATAATATCACCTTCATTGAAAACAACATCAGTTAAAATTCCATCAGGTATTGCAATAGAACAATTTCCTGCTGAAGTTTGTGTCATTGTAAAAAAATTAGCTTCTTTATGAGCAGATTGCGTATTAAATGCATGGTATAATGGTCTTGTTACCAAATCGTATTTAACACTTGCATTTGAGGTAATAGATATTTCTTCACCCCTACCAAAAGCCTCATACCCATTAGAGTTAAACCCTGTATAAACAGCAGGACTTTCAATGGTTACATCAAAAGAACTCATTACAACATCTAAGCCATAAACTTTTTTAGCAGATAGTGTTGAAATTCCAATTAAAGAAGTTCCATAAGCAGTTCCTGCCTCTGCTGTTTCATCATTTGTTGTTGGGTTAAATCCAGTTGATATAGTAGCACTCCACTTGTAAACCCCACCATCTGTACCTGAATCAGCAGAAACTGTAAAGCTCGTACATAAGCAACCAGTTAAAACTGTATTAAAACCATCTGTTGTATCTGGTGGTGCTAAAATAAGTGTAAATGTTTTATCTCCTGCTGTTTCGCCATATTTACCAGTAACTCCAGTAGCAGATGTCGCAACAGTAACATCAGCAATACTTGCTGGTGTTAAGCTATTTCCAGCAACACTTTGCATTAACATAACATGACCACCATCAACATGAAAAGTTCCTGATAAAGAAACCTCTACTACTCTCATATCATTATCTTGAAAAAAGTCATCTTGATGTAAAACTCTGCCACTTCTTGACCTTATCCCTGCCACTTGATTTGGACTAAGACTTGGAAAAGCAACTGAATCTACATCTAACTGATAGCAGGCACTATCAATACTATTAGCTGTTCCACAGGCGGCTTCTTCCTTTACCCATGCTTTAAAATCTTTTGGTGAAAATACTGCATCTGCCATTACTTATCTCCTTTTTTGGAATTTAATTTATCTATTTTTTCATTTAATTGATTTGGCACCATATCAAGCTCAACAGTTTTCCCTTGATTTAGTGCTACCCATTTATCATAGGGTAAGTTGCAATAGTTATAATTTGATGGCAACTTCTCCCCCTTCTTTAGTTTTATTTTCATACCCTACTCCTTATTACTTTAAGATACATTTCCTAAGTGCATACCTTTCCATTCCCATCTCATTACATTAAGACCATCTATCTCATTTTCCTCATCAGTCTTTTCATTAATTCGACATGATTGTAGCCTTCCATTAAAATAAGTAGTGCTACCACCAAATGTGTTGTCATGGAAAAGTGCTTCTATGTGTGATACTTGACGAAGTATATGCTCCCAAGTATCCTTTTTTACTGTTTTTTCTTTAAATGTATATGATACATCTAAAATATATTCTCTAGTCTCTGAAGTTGCATCGTATTTAACTAGGTCAGAGCCTATTGGATTAAGGCGTATAGACTGATTGCCCATATCCTTAAAATTTCCTGTATATACTGGGATACTACCTGCAAACTCATCATTAAGAAAAGTTCTAATAGTATCCAAAATCTTTGTTTCCCAAATATTAACAAATGTAATTGCCATTAAGTCCTAGTCATCCTAATCGAGTATGGCATCCCTGTGTCATCTACTGATTCATTCTTACCAAAGAACTCTATTTCCCATTTGTCATTTAGTGTAGCTGTATCTGCTGTATCCCCTGCAAACCTAATGTAGACATCATTAGCTAAGGGCTGATATTGACCATTTATTGTATCTATATAATCTGCCGTATCTCCATTGTTCATTCTCTCAGCACCTAGATTGTCTCCATCTTTTTGCCATACGGAATACTTAGCCGTACCTAAAGCACCAGCAGTTGTAATCTTAACTCCTATTCTATCATAGACATCATAATAATGTCCTCTTGTATCTACTAGATTAACTGAGCCACTTACGGAAACTTGTCTAATTACACCTTTACTAGCATCGCCTGAAACTTGCCAAGACAATTTAGTGCTTCCATCATTTAAAGAGAGTATATTTCTATCTGCTTCCTCAAATAAAGCATTTGCTACTTCAGAAGTAGGATCATTTGCTCTAATAAGAAAATAACAAGCAAGTAAAGCAGTAGTCCTTATGATCGTGTAGTCATAACTACCATCTTTATCTTTGAATTGTTTTCTGGGTAGTCTGCCATCAAGCCTAGAATCAAGGTACTTTTCAGCATTAGATATATAGCGAGTTTTTAGCGTTGCCCAATCGTCACCAGATTCCATAAGCATATCATTTGGATTGGTTGCACTATTATAATAATAAACAGCATCTAATGTGGATTCATAATACCATTCCCCATTAGAATTTACTACTCCGCTGTTTGCTTGAGCATTCCCTAAGTCTTGTCCATTTGCGAAAAGTTGAGTGACAAGACCACAATTATCTGCTCTGTATAGGTTACTGCTATGGACTACCCAGCCATATAAAGGAGTTTTAGTATCAAACTCATCTATTGATGGATAAACATCTTTTAAATCTCTTTCTGTACAGTATGCCATATTATTCCTAAGTTAATATGTGAATCTTTTTAATGCAATAGTAATTTTGTTAAATGTTTAACAAATTTAATCTTTAATCTCAACATGAACTAAATCATCAAAAGAATTATCTTTTGTATCTCCATCACTATCCCAGTCTCCACCAAATCTCACATTAACTCCCATTTGTTTAGCTATGCCACGAATCATTCCACCCATATAATAAAAACCATCTCTATTTTCCCAATCTATTGGGTATGGAGATAANTCAACTGCTTTTCCTTCCATGTGCTTAGAGTATTTTACTTTAGTTGCACCTTTAGCCAAAAGCTCTTTTTGGCGTTCAGCAGAACGGAGTCCTTCAATAATAGTAACATCCATCATTTTAATTAACTCATTTAATACATTGACTAATCTAACATCCACCCCTTTAAGCCGTTCTCGACTCCGCCTACCGAACTTATACATTACTTCTTCTTCCCTTTCTTCATTGCCTTACGTTTCTTTTTTGGCTTTGATTTTCCAAAGCCGTATCCTTTTCCTTTTGGCATTTTACACTCCTACCATTTAACTTTATTTGCCCAATAGCTACCTGACATTTTGCCTCTTGCTATATTTTTTCGATGCCTAGCCTTAAATGACTTACGCTTTGCCTTCATCCTAGCAGATTCACCTCGTTTTGGTTTACCTGCGGTTTTAGCTCCTTGCTGTCCAAATCTAATGAGCTTGACCTTGCTTCCAACTTTTGCAAGAACTACATGAGATTTTTTAGGATGCTTAGGGGTACGCTTTGGCTTATTGTACCCTTTTAGCCCATGCCTAGCTAATCTTGGATCACGCTTTCTAGGCATTACTTTTTAAATATTCCTGCAATTAAATCTTGAACCACCTCAGCAAACTCTTTAAATAGTTCGCCCTCTTTTTCTTCTTTAACAAATGGGATGTTTATTTTATCATTCATTAACTGAGCCATTTTTTCAGCAAACTCTTCTGATTGAGTATAGCCTACGGCTTGTTCCTTCATCTTATCTGCTTGTTCTTCAGCAACTTTTACTAACATTAATTTAATGTCCATTACTCTTTCCTTTTATTTTTATTCCTAAGTATATTATACTCATTATTGCTACGATACATTGCAATAGTAAGTTAATTTCAGCTAAATAAGCTCCATAATTTGCAAAGCTTATTGAGGCGACTTTTAAGCTATCCATTAATGCTTTCCTCCACCATTGATTCTTCCAGATAAATAACTAATTTTATCAGACAAATCATCTACTTCTTTCATAAGAGATTCATGCCTTCTGTTTCTTTCATTTGATTGAGACTCAGAATCTCTCTGAATCCTATCTAGCAATTTTAATAAAATTCCTTCAACATTTGAACTTGTACCTTCTGCCTTTGCTAAGTCTACTGACATTTTATCTAAAGCCTCATTTTGTGCTGATTGTGACTTAATTAGATTGGTAATCATAAAACCAAATAAAAGAGAAATAACTCCTGTTGCCCCTAAAGTTCCGTATGCTTCTAATAAAGTCGCTGTATCCACTATTTCTTACCTCTTTTCTTTTTACCCCAAGATAAGGGGTTGATGTTTTTTTCATACCAAGCTACCTTGTCTGCCAACTCTTGTCGTTCAGCCCTTTCTTCCATGATATGTTTACTAAGTAAATCCCCAATCTGTTCATTCGCAATAGTAACATTATTCTCAAGCTTTCTAATCCTACTTTCAATCTGCCAATAACCATATACCAACATTCCGATAAGAACTGCAATTTGACCAAGCCATTTAAGGTTAATACTAACAATGGCATTATCGTCAAGAATAGTAGTCCTATAACTTCTAGCGGTATCTGGTTTTTCACTCATTTGATCCTTATATCTTCCCATTCATCNTGAGCATAGCACCAGTTTGAATGATCGTAAATCTTCCCATGATACCAATGTGTTGTAGAATCAGCATCCACTATCTCTATAAAAACTGTATTGGTAACTGTATCCTGCGGTGTGAGAGGGATATTTCCTACGATCCATCCTTGACTGCAACTTTGTATCCCCATTGTACTTAACAGGAATATCATAACTCGTACTAACAACTTTAAAATCTCCATTATCTAATTTTTCTATTACTTTGTTCATAGCACCATCCACCAAGCTATACCAGTTTCTACAACTATATCAGCCATCGTGTTGTATGCCCATATTTTTTTAGTGCCATAAGGCTTATAATCCTCTACTATCCACTCGAAAATCTCCCAAGCGATACCAAGTATCAATACTCCTAAAACACACCATAAATCACTCCAATTTAACCATTGGAATATTTTACAGAAAAAAGCTCCTGCTCCTAAATGATAAGCAGTCCAACCATCAAGCTGTCCTGTTTTTATCTGCCATTCTACTAATTTAGATATTGGTGATTTCATTTATTTACAACCTTATTATTTATTAATTTATGTTTGGATAGATCAATCCTCCCATGACCATGTGAAGTTTTCTTGGCAACTTCTTTAACATATTCTTCTTCTATTACTTTAAATGAATTAGATTGTTTTACAATCTCTCCATCTACTAAAAGGAAATATTCCTTAGAATTTGGATATGTTATTGTAGCATATGTACCATCAACTAGAGAAAATGTTTTTACTATTCCTTTTTTATTATTTAAGTGAATAGTAATATCATAATCATGGGAGCATTGCCTAATAATCATTAGTCGTTTTCATCTCCCATATCATGGGGCGAATGATCGTTATCAAGCATTTCTTTTAGCTCTTTAACACCTTTTTGATGTTTATCTACAAAGACCTTTTCGCACTCAATTAGTTGCTGTCTCATAAAAGCGTTTGTAGATAGCTTATTTTGAACATCTGCTACATGATTTTGATATAAAGCAACTTCACTTGCTTTTTCTTTTTGTAAATCAGTCATATCCTCGATTACATATTCTTTACCATCGAGATTCAAGACTGGCTTTTCTTTTTCTTTTTTAGCCATTTTCGACTCCTTGCTTGTTAATTAAATTGATTCTTTTTGCTTATCTGCCCATGCTTTCTTAATGTCATCTGTCCATAAAGCACCAGCAAGTGTTTTTAATTCATCGCTTTCACCACTTATATCCATATCTGGTGTTAATACTTTTCTATGATATTTGAATGAGATTTCTACACCATCTTCCATAATAGATGTTTTAGTACGAACATTGATATGTTTGTGTTCACCTCTTACTTCATAATCATCTTTTTCTACTTTTGTTAAAGCCATGTTATTTTTCCTTTTTAATTATCCAATTAAACTTGATACGTTGCACTTAAATAAAAATCGTTTCCATTTGCTATTGCATCTGCGGAATCATCTGCAAGTACAGTTCCAGTTCCATTATAAACTCTTACACCTCCCTCTCCTTCAATTCCAATTAAAGAAAAATTGCTACAATTTAAACTAGTTCCAGTAATAGTAACTGAACCTGTAAACCTTTTAGATTCATGTGTTCCATCTCCAATAGTAAAAGGTAAACCAACAGTAAAAAAACCATCAGGACTGCTAACTGTTTCAATATCCACTTTCATAATTACATGAACTACATTTCCTACTTTAGTATAAGAACCTGTGTTTTGACCTGAATTAAGAGTTAATGTCCCACTTGTACTACACGCCATTGTAACTTCCCATGTACCTTCTTCGTAGTCATCCATAGTATTTGCATCTGCATGAGCAACTTGTGATGCTGGGAACTTAATACCACCACCATCTAAATAAATTGCACCACCACTTTCTATTCTTGCTTTTATCGCACCTTCAACATAAAACTGAAATTGTCCATTACCATGATCATATACAACTTGACCTTGCTCTCCACCACTATCTTTAAAAACAAGAGCTTGAGTTGCACTTGTACCACACTCTGGTGCTATATAAACTTTAGTTACAGAACTATTACCAAGAGTTACTGAGTTATCTGCTTGTCCTTTTGCACTTTTACCTATTACAATTTGATTAGATGCTCCAGAAGCCGAAACATCAGATAAAGTTCCTACTAATGTATTATCACTTCCTGTTGTAAGAGCTACAGTATTAGCTCCAGCACTTACACCGATTATTGTGTTATTCCCACCTGTGTTTATATTTGTTGCTGAAGATTTTCCCACAGCAGAATTACTATCTCCTGTAGTCACAGATTGTAAACTTCCATATCCAATAGCAGTATTATTTAATGAACCATTCATAGCACCTTGCATGGAATAAGAACCGACTGCCGTATTTTTATTAGATACTGCTGTTACCCAATTACCAGCACCAGAGCCAAAACCTATAAATGTATTATCAAAAGACTCATCACCATTTGCATCTAAAGCTCCACCAAAAGCTGAATGACCAACTGCTGTATTTCTGCCACCTTCATTAATATTTAACCCAGCTTGGTATCCTATCAGCGTATTTTGAGTCCCTGTAGTTAGTTGGCTACCACTCTGAAATCCTACACCTACATTTAATCCAGATGTAAGTAACTGCATTGAAGCCTTACCAATAGCAACTGTTCCATCTGCTGTCATATTTGCACCACCCATTGCATAGTTGCCTATTGCAACACAAGAGTCTGCATTAACAGCCGTTCCAAGAGCATCTGCTCCTATCGCTACATTTCTTTCTCCTGTAGTAGCATTTGCTAAAGCACCAGAGCCAACTGCTGTATTGTAATTAGCACTTGTAATATCTGTTAAAGCATGGCGACCTACTGCTGTATTGTTTTCTGCTCCAGAAACAGTTCCTGTTCCCATTGCTAAATATCCTATTGCTGTATTGTTATCTGAACCATTGTCGCTACTTGCGTTAAAAGCTGTATTACCAAATACTGTATTGCCAGTATTATTATCATTATTACTTAGTGAAATTCTGGAGTTGGCGTCTAAAACAAAATTATCAGTAACATCTCCACTTGTAGGTTCAGTTGCAAAAACTAATTTACTCGCATCATCAGCACCATCTCGCATAGCACTTATTTGCGCTCTTGATACTACGCTTGAGCCACCATCTAAATTATAGAAAAAGACTCTTCCCATTATAGAGCCATCACCAACTAAATTATCAGAACCTAATTCTATTTGACCTCTTTGATTATTTGTGTTACCATGCACAGTTAAAAATCCACCACCACCTCCAGAACTCTCAATATTACCAGCTTTACCTACTCCTAATACATTTTGAGTTGATGAGGTTGTGCCTTTTATTACTGAAACATCAGAAAGAAACTTTGTACTTGATGCGTTCATTTCTAAAGGAGCAGTTGCATCTGCGGCATCATTTACTGAATTTATTCGTAAAGCCGAACCAACTGCACTTACTGAAAAATTAATATTAGAAGCTGTTTTTACTTGAAGTTTTTGACTTGCAACAGGAACAATTCCAATACCAACATTGGAAGAATTTATATTAACAACAGAACTTAAAGTTCCACCACCATCAGATAAGCTTAATGAATTTGTACTTGCATCGTTAAATATCATAGCTTTTGCAGTAGAGCCTTCTCTAAATATAATCTCTGAATCAGTATCAGCAGATGCTCTAAGGTCTATTAATGCACCATTAACAGTTGCTGTTCCAGTAACATTTAGATTACCTCCAGAAGTTAGAGTCATCCTTGTGTTATTATGATTTATAAAATCAAGGTCGTTATCACTTCCATCAGCATTAATCCTCCAAGTATCTTCATTTGACGCTCCAACATCACTTATTAATACTAAAGTAGCATCACCATCTGATCCATTTAATGATTTTACAGTAAAATTACCACCATAAGACTCAACAGATGCATCGTAACTAAACCTAGTAGTTCCATCTGAGTTTATCCTCATACGCT